ATGCCTTCATTCTTGATAAGCATTTCTTTTAAATCATCAATCAGTTCTTTGGTAACACCTGTTTCCATTATGGTTTATATGAATCTTTGGTATTTTCTTCTCTTAGGTTGTTTCTGGCAACACCTTTGAATTTCTCAAAGCTACGCATACCACCTAAACCCAACATTGATAATGTTAAAGTCATAAGACCTTCTGTTTCAATATCAGGTGGCACTATATCAAAAGAAAAAGTCCATACTAGCCAATTAAGTATCGGCGCTAAGAAATACGCCCATGCTAATCCCAATGCACATATCCACATGATGGCAGGTCTAGCACCAGCAACAAAAATAGAACCATGCTTTGCTTGTTCTAAATTTATTTCATTTTGTGATTTTTGCAAATCAATCATTTGTGATTTGATACTAGCTTCTAGTTCCATACGCTTAGTTTTATCAGGTATGGCTTTGCCGATTAAATCGCTTATTGGTTTAAAAAATTTATCAATCATTGTCTTTGCCCTCTAATATGTTTTTTAGTTTTTGTCGCTTTTCATAAGCAGAATCTTGATGTAAGTCTTTATCAACTATCTTTTCTAATTTAAGGGATTCTATCTTAGTATTGCTGATATAACGCCATGTGTAGCCATCACGCCCATAAACACCAAAAACAGTAGTTCCCATGCCTATTTTAATTATCATGGCTTGTTCGCCATCTAATAAGACCTTATCGCCTTCGTTGAATTGTGAATTGAGTTTAAATTTAAGACCTTTGATAAAAGATACCGAATAATCTTTAAGAGCAAGACCACCTAAAACACTTGCGATAAATATTGAGATTTCAATATAATATTCTTCAATGTTCATTTCACATGAAGAACGCATTAATCACTAAAGAAGATAGTAAACCAATAACAATTCCTGCTATTTGCCACAATCTTTTATTGGTAGTATTTATATCCGATTCAATTGAATCCAATCTGCGGAAGTTCTCCTTCCATTTTTGTTCGCATATTCTTTCATGCCTATCTAAAGCATTTGCAACTTGCTGAACAGTTGGCTTTTTAGTCGATTGTCTTGGTTTCGCTGTTGTTTTCTTGTTCGGCATTTCCTATACCTCTAAGGCTTTCTAATAATGACTGAGATTTAAAATCAACCAATTGTTTTTTATCTGCAAATTCTCTTGCCATTGGCTCAATCTCAACACATCTTTGTTGCAAAGCTAAGACATCGTTAAACAAACTTCTTTGTTCATCAGTCATATCTTCTTTGTTGTATTCCTCTACATCACCATTATCGTTTCTAACTTGTATATCTGACATATTATTCTCCTATTTTTTTTGTTTCTTGTGTTGGTGTCACTAACTCAGCTATTCTTGCATCAAGACCTTCTTTTTTAGCTTGTACTACATCGCTACCTAAAGCTGATTCTACCCATCCTGTTATTTGTTCGTTAGTTAAATCAGCAAAAGTAGTAAAGCTAGATAAATCAGAAGTATCTAATTCTTGTGTACCGCAAATTGTAGCAGTAGCGGTTATGTCATTACCTCTAGAATCTTTAATGGTATTAACATTGTCTTCAGCTTTTAATCGCCAATGCACATTAAAAACAGTGTCTTCATTATCATCAATTGTTTTTACATCTACAGTTTTACAATCCCAAATATAATTTATTGCCATATTATCCCTCTAAGGTTTTTATTCTTGCTTCTAATTCTTGGATTGCAGAAACATACATCGCATCTTTATCATTCAGCTTTGATACATAAACTTTTTCAGTATCTTTTGTATATTCATACTCTGAATCATCTTTATCGTTAGCTTCTTGTTCATAAACCCAATAATCATCTTTTTCTAAAATTTCTTGTGCTACAAAACCTCTGCGAATACCTGATTTTCTTTTGCCTGTTTCATCTTTAAACTCAAAAGTTCTTGGTTGTAAACTTTTAACTAAGTCTAAACCGCCTGTAAAGTCAGTTATATTTTTCTTAATTCTTCTATCAGAATTTGAACCAATCTGAGTATCAGTTGCTGTTAAGTCTCCATTTTGAGCAATTCTAAAATTTTCTTGTGCAAACGCAACTCCTACATTCATTGTTTTAAATACCATCGCAGTTCCTTGACTAGACCTATCGTCATCGCCATCTCCTGTTTGCACCTCGACATAAAGTTCTCCACCATCATAAGAGTAGTCAGTGCCTTGACCTTTAAATCGAATTAACCCAAGAACATCTCCTGCTCGTGTATCGTCACCGCCTGAACCCGTATTGGTCATCGCACCAAGCTGAAGTATTAATCTGCCGCCTTGTGCTGTACCTGTTCCACCTGTATTTGATTGAATAACTAAATCGGTTTCTGAAGAATCTTTTTGAATATGTAACTGACCTTGCGGACTAGAAGTACCCAGACCAAACTTTTCATCAGATGTCATAAACAAATTTGCATTACCATTATTTGTGTAAAGGTTAAAATAACCAGAAGAACTAGAATTTCCTAGTTCTAAATTATGTCCTGAAAAATTAAGTAAAGAAAGCTGACCTGAACTATTTTTTAATTCTAAAGCTGTGGTTGTACCACTATCTACCAAAGATAATTTTCTACTTGGTGTTACAGTTCCAATGCCAACGTTTCCACCATTCTCAATAGCTACCAAAGGATTTGTGCCAACAGTTGAACCTGTACCTATGACTAAATCATCAGCAGAATCATCTAAACCAATATAAAAATCTTGTGCATTCCCATCAAAAACAATTTTAGTATCTTCTTCTCCACCATCACCAATTGTTAATGAAGGTGTTGTGCCTTTAAGAACTAAATTGCTATTTGTTAAAGTTGCAACATCTACATTACCAATCTTAAAATCTATTTGGTCATCGGTATCTGCTGTTATTGATGTGTCTGCATCTGCATCTAAAATTAATTCTTGTCCATTAACATCAATTGTGCCTGTAGTTGTTAAATTACCATTTACTGTTAAAGCGCCTGATGTTGCATTATCTGCGGTGATTGATAAAGGCAAAGTAATCCATGCGTTGTTTGCAGAATTTCTTAGCTTTAATAAATTATTAGAAGTATCAATCCACCATTCATAAGCAAATTTGGTAGATGGTTCTGATGAACCTGAGTTGTTAGATACTATTGCATCTAAAGCATTATTTAAGTCTGCTCTGAAGTTCGCTCCAGTGGCATTAGCTATATCATAATCATGTTGAGCCATTAAAAACCTCTCGCTATATAGTCAAATGTTCTAGCGACAATTGTACCACTACTGTTCTTGAAAGTAATTGTAAAACCCGTGCTTGAAACACTTGTTATTTCATAAAAATCTCCACTTGCCATATTCTGTGCAGTAACAGCAATTTTTGGAGTAACTAAAAATCCTTCACCAAAAGTAACACCTAATGAACTTGTACTTGATGTTAGTTGGTTGGTGTCTATTTTTTGAAAGGCTTCCAAAGTCGCAGATAAAGATGTGATATAAACTTGATGAGTTACATCGCCTGATGTTACTAATAACTTAAATTTAAAAGCACGACCATAGTAATTACCAATTCTGAAATTTTGAAAGTCAGACCAAGATGGTGAACCAGCAGGATTATCATTAGTTGTTGCTATTTGTAACTGAACTTCAACATCATCATAAGTATTGGCATCTATAGAATCCCATGTATCAATATTTCCTGAACGAGTATCAAAAAAATCTGATGTTGAACTTGTGGTAAAAGCAAATGCAGAACTTAGCCTATAAGATTGTGCGGAAAGACCTGTATCAATGTAATTGTTAAATTCATAACTACCTGATAAATCTACACCACCTGCTGAATCTATTAACCCTACTTCATCAATCAACCCCAAAGAATCAAACAAGGTATCTGCTTCTAATTTTAATGTGTTGTCGTCAGCAACTATCATATTTGATTTAGTTCCTGCGAAAGAAGGATTTTCTGTTCTGGTTAAAAATACTTGCGATTGAAACAAATCAGGTGTGACTGTATTAACTACTGTTGTGGCATTAGCAGATTTTATGCCAATGGAATCAACAGCTTTGATTAAATAAGTACCAACTAATAAAGGCACTTCTACAGTGTTTGCTATACCTGATACAGCTTCACCTACTTGTGTTGATTGCGACCATTCTGCACCTGATGTAAGTGATGAATGTCTTATCTCATAAAAACCACCAATCTTGACATCTAAGTCTGTTGTTGGTGTCCAACTTAAAGTTGCAGTATTGCTATCTGCTCTTAAAAATAAATTAGAAACATCTGCTGGAACAGCAGTAAGACCATAGATTCTTTGTGTGGTAGATGCAAATTCTGATGCTACGCCAACTGTATTGACTGCTCTTACTCTAAACTCATACAAAGCTGGTTCAATATCAAAGAATTCAAAATTAGTTCCTTGTGATGTACCTGCACCTTGAAAAGATGCTTCGGTAGACTTTTTAAACTCGACATCATAATGGTCAATAGTAACTCCTATATCTTCCCATACTGCATTGACTGATGCACCAAAAGTTAATATGGCTTTTGCTTTTACACCAGAACCTTGTGTGGTGGTAAATAATTCTTCTGTTACAGAATTGATTGCTGGTGTATTTACAGGTGCAAAAAGAGATAAACCTTTTACTTCAAATATTTGTGTAGAAAAATCAGAATAAACTCCCAATCTGTTTTTTGCTCTTACAGAAATAAGATATTGACCAGCTTCTAATTTATCTACTACAAAACTTTCATTGACACTTCTGCCTTGAAAATCATAACTGTTTTTATCAGCGAGTCTAATCGAGTTTAGTCTATCAACACCGATTTCATAAGATTCAACAGACGATTTATTTTCTTGAGTCCAATTAATAGTAACTCTGTTGAATATTGTTGGTGAATCTATAATTAACTCTTCTGTAGGTGTAGATATAGTTGGCTTATCTACAAATGAAAAATCAGGTAGGTTTGTGTTAGGCGCTGTATCTTCTGCTTGTATTGTACCAAAGTTATATACATCATCATCATATTCTCTTGCAGTAATATCTACTTCATCATCATTTTTTATGCCTAATCGCATAATCTTAAATTTCTTGCCTTGATTAGAATTAAGTGTGTTCCAACCTAAAGATTCTAATGAAATAAAAATTACATCTCCTATTTCTGCTCTTAAACCTTCAATTGTTGATGTAAAATTAAAAACCAATGATTGCCTTGATTGTTTCATGTTTATTGTAGCAATCATTAAGGCACGTTCCATTTGGTCGGTGAATGGTAGTTCTATTGCCCTCTCAAGATTTAAGCCATTATCTTCAGCTTTAAATGTAGAACTTTCGACTATAGCAAAATCTCCTTGCATATCACGATTATTATTAAAAAAGTTTGCTCTGATTTTATTGGCTTTGTATTCTTTACCACCTAAAGACAATTCAAAAGCACCAACAATATTATCTTCATTAAAAGTTTGTACTGCTGTACCTACATCATCAATTAATAATTTATATTTTCCACTTGAAAATATTAAAGAACCTCTACAACTAGTTAAAAGTTTTGTAATATTTTCTAATGGTTTGTTATTGGTATTGACTATGCCATTGCAAGTGTATTTCTTTTGTGTTTTACCGCCTACTGTTACTTCAGTATCACAAATATTTCTTGCAGCAGTAAATGATGCAGTATCTATTTGTGAAGCTGGTATAGACCTACCATAAATAGTGCTTGTTAAATAATCCTCTATACAATCTACTGGATTATCACTAAATATTTTATAATCTACGCCATTAAATGTAGATTTTTTAGTTAGTTTACCAACAACATCAAAATTTACCTGTGGAATACCTGTGCTACCAAATACTTCAGGGTCAAACCTTAAATGAAGAATTGCATAAGCAACTCCTTGCAATCTGTCTGATGCTGTCCACACACCCTCTGTTGCTCTCATTAAATATTCGTCTGCGGTTTGTGTATCTGTACCTTCGTAAATTTCATAATTAACAAACCCTTTATATTTTGGATTAGGTACTATTGCAGAGGCAAACCACAAATTATATTCAGATTGCACAGTTAAAGGGTCGTTGTTTAAATAAACTTGTGAAACACCCGATATTTCTCCTTCAGCAATCGCATAAACAATATGAAGAAATTCATTATCTTCGCCTGATACATGATAAAAAATTGGTGTACCACCAACTCTTCTTTCTCCATAAATAACAGGCAAAGGATTGGTTGAGCCTTGTTGGTTTGATAATGCTGATTGTGCTTGTGATGACATATCATCAGGAAAGTCCTGATTCAAAGCACCAAGTAACTGCGTACCTGCATAGACAGCAATAACAGTAGCAACTACTCCAATGGCTAGTGCAACTGTACCTACAGCAGCACCCGCAGTAACTGCGCTTCCTATTCCTATAAAAATAGGTGCTAATGCTGGTAAAGCAAAAACACTACCTGTAAAAAATAAGGCAGATAAAAATAATATTATGTTTCTAATTTTCATTACTAAATCTATATGCAGAATCAAAATCGTTAAAATCACATATTGGCATAATTGCTGTACCTATTTGTTCATCTATAGATGCTATTTTACTACCAATACAAATATGACATGAATCCCAATTTTCATTATGTTTAACCAATATATCGCCAAATATTGCCTTAGTTGGATGATGCTGTGTCATACCTAATTCTAAACATCTACCAGATATTCTTTGTCCAAAATCTTTTTGAAATTTTATAGCACCTTCTTTAGTAGAATATTTGTCATAAATTATTTTTAATAAATCTGTACCTAATACCTTATCAAAGTATTCAACAATAAATGTATTGCAATCATTAGTTCCCCATGCAAAAGGTTCATTTAATTTAGCTTCTATATATTTATTTGCTTTTAATTTATCTATCATCTTGTTTCTGTAGGTAAATTAATTGTTGTACCTGAAGAACCATATCTTGCAGAAGATGTAGCTTTTATAGGCTTTTCTAAAACACCACTTGCACCACCACCAAACTCTGATGCTGTTGCACTAGATGTTAAGGTTATTGTGAAATAATCTGCATTTGAAGCATCAACAACAATATGCGATTGATTAAATAAATCTCTGTCTAAACCACCAACATCGTTTATACCTGACAAAGTTACAGTATCACCATTAGCCAAACCATGACTTGCGTAATGTACTTTGACAGTAGCAGATGAAGATGTGGTTTCTATTGGATTGGTAATAATATTAAAACCATCAAGCAAAACCGAACTGCCGCCACCTCTAGCTGTGCTTGAAGCAGATGTAGATACAGTAATTGTTACTGTATTTGCTGTAATACCTGCAACAGTATGAGATTTATTTATATCTGATGCTGGTACACCACCAACTGCTGTAGCACCTGAAATGGTTATTGAATCGCTTACAGCAATATTATGCCTTGCAAAATCTATTACTAATGATGTTGAACCTGATGTTGTTTTTAAAGGATTAGCAATAATGTTTGTTGTATCAGTTAAATCAACTGTAAGCGTGTCTGTAGTTACTCCTGATATTTGTTGAATTTGAGCCATAACAATAGGAGATATACCACCGACAGAAATTGCGTCAGATATGCCTATTGAAAGAAATCTGCTTAAAGCTGCATAATTATCTGCATTTACTGTAATTTGATTTGAACCTGATGTTGTTTCGATTAGTACAGGCACAACCAATTCTTCATTAATTACTATTTCACTACCGCCAAATTTACCTGATTTTACAGATGTTACTGTATTTGGAACTGCAATAGTAAAACCAAAACCATCAGAATCAATAGCAACTATAGCGTGTGTTCCAGCACCTTCAGAATGATTGATTGCAGAACTTAAAATAAATTCCCCATCATCAAAAGTAGTAGCTTCAAAACCATTTATCTTAACTTGCTCACCAACAGAAAAATTAGATGTGCTTCTATTAGCATAATCAATGTGTATTCTTACCGAACCATCTGATATTAAAGTAAAAACAGGATTGGTTGGTCTGTGTTCTCTAAAAATGCTTTTTTCAGCAGGAGAAGTGTTATTAATAACTGAAGTCACTGAACCCTGTGTTGATACGCTAGAACTACCACCACCTGACGTAGTAGCACCTGTAGTCATCCCCCAATTCAATTCTTTAACTACAACTGAACTAAATCTAAAGCCTGTATCACCAGGGAAAAAACTTTGTTGAGATTCATTGTTTGTAAATCTTGCACTAATTCTTTCAAAATCCACAAATAATGAACTTGCTTGTACTGATATTGTACTAGTACCAGATTCAACATCTTCTTTTATTACAGGATTGTTTATTCTGCCACTGAATATTAATAATGGGTCTGAAACCAAAGCATCGCTACTATCTAAAAATGCTTTATAAATTTCAATTGTCCTATCTAAATAACCGCCTGTTAAAAATAAATTGGTATAAGTAGTGTCTACCCCTGATAAAGATATTGTAATACTTTCAACATTAGCTTCATTAGTTTCAACAATATCAGAAAAACTTAAAAAACTACCTGTTGGTGTGTAGGTATTTGAGTCGTAAGTTACAGGAATATAAGCATCAGAAAGATAATAGCTTACATCGTCAAAAGATAGTTTAAGTAAATGAAAAGGCTTGTTTGCTGATTTAACAATCTCTGTTTGAAATGCACCTGTGCTTCCTCTATCCATCTCATTAAAATATTTCTGCTAGTGACATCGTAAAACCATATAAAGAACTTACATCAGTGCTGAATTGTGTAATATCTTCAGTAAAAGCAACTGTAAAAGGTACTGATGCAAAAGTTATAGTTTCATCATTAGCAACTGCATTTAAAAGATTAGGTGCAAAATTTAAGGTAGCATGACTTGTACCATCTGCATCCATGTCAGCAGTAGCCATATACACTTTTGAATGACCACTAAATTTAAAGAAATCACCTGCTTTTATAATGCCTGATTCTGAAGCTGTAAGACCATCTATGGTCGCTGAACTTGCACCAACTGACACCGCACCATCAACTACAGGATTTTCAGTTGTATCACCTTGTGATGTGCTTATAACAGGTGGCACATAAGTGAAGGTTTCAAACTGTCCTTGTTGCTTCATAGCAAAAGCATAGATAGGCGCAAACTCTGCTCTGGTCATTGGTGGAAATTGAACTTCCAACAACCATCTTTGACCACCTCTTCTTCTAACCTGTCTTTTTAAATTTTGTGTAACAGAAACTAAAGTAGGCTCTATAGATTTTATGTTTACGCTACTTGCTGCTGGTGATGTTGGGAAGCTACCACTCATGTTACAAAACCTCTTTTACCTCTTCGATTAAATTCATTTTCTACTATGGCAGATATGGTAGGTGCATTTTCTGTTATTGCAGCTAAAGTATCTTTAGAATCAAAGGCTTGAATGTTGTAGGTGATATTTACAGGAGTACCGCCCATGCCACCTTTTCTGTGGTCTATTACAGATTCATTAGGATGTAGTATTGCTGGAAAGCCACCTCTGCCATCTACGCCACCTGTTCTTGAGCCAAATCCTGTAAAACCACCGCCCTCTGCTGTAAACATACCTGTTGGATTTATGTCTCCTCTAAAACCACCCATGTTTTTTCCACCACCAGCACCACCAAAAAAACCGCCAATCATACCAAAAATGCTTTCTATAACAAATTTTCTAATTGCAATTCTAAGAATTTCTGCAATAACAAAATTTGCAAAATCTTTAAAATCTAATTTACCTTTCATAAGACCATCAACTAAAGTATCCTCAAATTTTTGCATTGTATTAACAATGCTATTACCAATCATTGTCCCTGTGCTTTGGAAACTTTCTTTAAATTGAAATAATGGCGCTTGTATGTCAGCAACCATTTGTGACATTTTTGCAGAAAAACCTTGTGCTTTATCACCAAAAACTTCAAAAAAATTACCGCCTTCGTCTTCTCCATCACCAAAAGCACGTTTCATGGCTTGTCTCATGCTTTCTAAACCAGATACTGCATTTGCTATATTTTCACTTGGTAAAATAGGTTTGTTAAAAGTTTCTAATAATTTTTCATTTTCTCCTATTAATCTTTTAACTTCATCTGTGAATCCTTTGGCAAATTCTGTGCTTCCTAAAGCACCCATAGAAAATAAATTAAAAGCTATTCCTATGCTATTTAAACTTATACCTAAACCTGCTAAAACTTTATTTACACTTAGAAAATTTCTTTCAAAAGCCATTCTAAAATCATCAGATGCTTCTAGTATATTTATAAGGGCATCAATTATTCCTTCTGCAAAATCTTGACCTAATTTCTTAGCGTTCTTTGCTGCTAAAGTATTTTCTATAGATTCAGCAAATTGGTCTAAAACAGGTAAAAAAGCTGTAGTTATGGAATCTCTAATAACTCTAAAAGTAAAACCTATTCTTGATAATCTATCGTTAAATGCTTCTGTAGCAGATATTGTCTTGCCATCTAAAATTAAACCTAATTCTTTTTGTTTTTCAACATAAAGTTCAAAGGCTTTGCCACCCATCAAAATAGTATTGGTAAGTTCTTGACCAGCACGACCAAATAACAAAGCTAAGTCTGCATTTCTAAGAAATATATCTCCGCTTTGTTTCATGCCTTCCATCATTTGAAACAAAACTTCATTAAAAGATTTTTCTTCACCTGTGGCTGTGTTCAAAGACACACCATAGCGGTCAAAAATATCTGTATAAGTTTTTAAACCTTTACGACCTTCACCAACCATCTTGGCAAATTTTTGGATTGCTTTGTTTGCAGTATCAATCGAAGCACCTGATTGAATAGCAGATAATTGAAAGGCTTGAATTACATCAGTTGTTGCACCTGTCCGAGATGCTATCTTGCCAATAACATCTATATAATCAAAAGATTTTTTAAATAAAACAGTTAATGCACCAGCTACAGCACCAATACCAGCAGTAAGCATACCGAAGGCTTTGAGTGCTTTGCCAACTGCATTTTTAACTCCATTTAAACCTTTTTTGACAGTATTAAATACTTTTTGAGTCTTATTAACAGCAGAAATGACAATGTTTAATTTTCCTAAGTTACCCATTTCTTTCCATTCTTTTATTCATTTCTTCTAAATATGCCAACCAATAAACAAACTCCTCTACAGTCATGCTCTTTTGTAACTGTTGAACTGTCATGCCGAGTCTGTCTGCAAGAGCAAACATAGCAAATAAATCAGAATCGGCTTTTACTTTTCCTGTGCTGTTTCAGATGTAACACTACCTAAAATCTCAGATGCAACATTAGACAAAACTTCTACATCAGCTTTAGTCATAAGTGACTCTTTATCAGCTAATGTAAAAAGTTTATTGCCATCTGCATCAAGACTTTTGGTAATGATTGCATAAACCATAACTTCCAAATCGCCACCATTTGCCATTTTGTAGAGTTTTTTAGACTCTTGTAATGTTAATGGTTTTGTAAAAATTTCTAAAGGTTGTTCTTCTGTTCCCCATTCTTTGACTTCAATTTTTTTAATTTCTTGACTGTCAAAGTGAGCAACGACATTATCAATCGCTTTAGTCATTATGAGTAAGTACCAATAGCCAATGCACCTGTACCTTGAAATGCAATCGACATTTCAACTAATCCATCATGTGCCGCAGTTCTAGTAACATCAGTTACGATAGCTGTGCCTGACAATTTGTATGCACCACTTGCTGTACCTTCAGGTGCTAAATTCATAGTGAATGAAGAACCTATAGTCAAAGAAACTTGACCTGAAGTATCAGTATCATCAAAAAATACATCTACTGAACCCGAAAATTCAGTCAAAGTAGCTTCAAATGTTTTTGCTGAGTCACCCATTGAAGTAGATTCTGTAGTGTCACCTGTTTGCGTGATACTGTAAGACCTAACTTCTGCTATAGCATTACTGCCTGTTTGAACTACACCAGCTTTACCTGTTAATGTTGCCATTATTAATCCTCTTTAGATTTTGTTTTAATTTTAGATTCTCCTTCAAGAATCCACCCATTTTGTTTTAGATTTTCTACTTCTGAATCAAAAACAGTAATTTTGCTTTTGCCATCAGGAGAAACCATTACATTTTTATCCATAATAAAAACCTCTATAAAGCGACATCTGCTGCCACTTCTGTAGTTTGATAACCTATATTATATACCATAGTCATAACAGCAATAGGTTGTTCACCCTCGCCATTATAATTTATTTCTGTTGAATCTAGAAAAGAATCTCTGGCTAAATTATTGTGAGTTACATCTGCACCCATAGCCGCTTCAACTTCTTTAGCAATAGTATCAATCGTATCATCATAATTGCTATTTGCTTTCACATACGCTTCAACTACTAGAGATAGATTCCTTTGTATTGTTCTACTTGAACCCATTTCTAGTAATTCTGAATCTTCAGATTTTGTATAAATAATTATTGCTGGTAACTTAGACTCTTCTAAATTATAAACTCTGCTTTGATAAACATTAGAACCTGTAGTAGTTAGACCTGTTAAGGTTGTACCAACTCTTTCTCTTATTTGTTGTCTTATGTGATTAGCCATTATTGTTCTTGTAATATTAAAGCTGTAATGCCTGTGTTATCAGGTTGCACATTTACAACAGAATAAGTTTTTGCACCCTTTAGAGTGTTACCATCTAAATCAGTTTGCGCTGAAAAAGCCAAAGTATCGCCATGACCTGCTGATGATACGTCTTTGGTTTTGCAATATGCGACAGGTGTACTACTCTCAACCCCAACAGTTAAACCATCTACTGATAAATATTCATCTTCAAGGATAACCTTGATAGTTGTTGCAGAACCACCGCTAACAGTATAAGTAGCAGATACACCATGCCCATAAGAATCATCAAAGTAGCCGTCAAAATCAGCATCAAATTCTAAAGCCATTTACTTTTCCTTTCTCCTTTTGACTTTAACTTCTGATTTTTCTAAACCAACACTTCTATCTTTTTTTTCTGATACTTTGCCATCGGATGCTTCCGCTTTGCCATAACTCATTAAAGTATTAGCAGTATCGTTATCTAATTCGACAACTTCACCAGCAGAAACTTTTTTACCATCAGCAACTGTATCTCTAAGAATTAAAACTTTCATTTTGCCTTCCTTGTTTTTAGAAAGGGCAGTAGAGAAAACCCCTACTGCCTTTTCAGTTGTTAATACCATCTATTAACTTGCGTTACAGAAAGAAACTGCGTGTCTTACAGCTACGTCTACTGATTGTAGAGCAACGATTCTAACTGTACCTGAAGTAGAGTTAGAGTAAGGGTCAACAGTAATGTCTAAACCACCAAAGAACCCAATTAATAGGTCATTGAAGTTTCCGAACACATAGTTATTCGCAGTAATTTGATTTGATACTACTACTGGATAACCATTAACCATGCCATTCTCAGCCACGAATAAACCACTACCTGAATCTTTAGCCGTAGTTTTTAGCGTACCGAAGTTAGCTGGATTAATGATGTAAGCTAAATCGCCCACTAAAGCATTATCGACAGCAACACTTGTTTCAATTGAAACCATTTCTGCGAAAGTTGGTGCAGCCGCACTACTTAAAGAAACAGTATTGATACCTGAAGTGTTAGTGATACCTCTTGGATTTCCACTAGAACCACTACCTTCTAAAGCACCATCATCAATTGCAATTGCCATTGATTTAGCTAAGTCATCACGAATTAAGTTTTCAACATCTAAAGAGGATTGAAGCATTAATTGACGAGTAACGTCTGTGTGTACACCTACAGTTTTTGGAGACATAGTTACAGAACCAATTACCATTTCAGACTCACCAGATGCACCACCTTCTGCACTAATAAAAGCAGCAGATGCAGCAGATGTTTTCTTAGGAATCTTAACATCGCCAGATAGTCCATTTAGGTTTGTAGCCAATGGCATTACAGCAGATGCGTTTCTGAGCGTGTCAATGAAACTTTCAGGTCTGAAATCTTGTCCAACAAGACCAGCATCATCAGATGCATTCAAATCCCTTTTGTTCCAATTAGCCATAACTTCAGGTGGTAACATAATACCTTGTGCAGTTCTGCCATAGTGTTTAGATGCTTCTTCTGAACATTCAAATTCAAATTCAGCTTCTCTTTGTGCCTTTCTGTCAGTTGGATTAGCTAAAGCATTGATTGCTTTCATAATCGAAAACTGACGTACTTCCTTTTTATTCATGCCAATCTCAGGAGTTTCTAAAGGCTTATCAGTCGCTATTTGGTCTAATAAGATTCCTCTAAATTCTTCTACTGAGTTACCATCTTGAATAGCCTTGTCAGCTAAGTCTCTTCTGTTGTGTCTAACAGCTAAGTCCATAATTTCTTTAGAATTTCTAACGAATTCGGCTTTAGCTTCAGCAACAGATTCTTGCCTAACTTCATCAAGGTTTATTTCATTTTTAACTTCTTCAGTCATTGTTTTTACCTTTATGGTTGTTTGTTTATCTTCAGAACGTCCTACACCGACAGCTTGAGATTGGTCAGCAGGTACAGAAACAACAGACACTTCTAAAGGTGTAGTTGATACTCTGAACATCGGCTTATCATCTTGGTTGCCACGCATACGTTCCATGCCATTTATCTTATAGCCAACACTGATATTTTGACGAATACCATCTTTGACGTCTTGATATACTTCCTCTGCTAAGTCGCTTCGACCAAAGCGAACTATTGCTTTCGCACTTTTTTCAGCAGAATCAATTTCGTATCTTTCGACCACACCAATCTGTTTAGTCATGTCATGGTCTAAGAGTAAAGGACTTCTGCCACTAGCAATAAAACTAGTGTCAATGTCCTCTTCAGAATGTGAGATTATCTCCATGCCAAAATCCCTTTCAACAGGTTCTTCGGAACTAACTCCGATTCTCACTCTTCTTTTTTCTTCATCGATATAAGATGCTCTTGAAAGGTCTAGGGTTCGATAGACAATATCGGACTTGTCTAGTCTTTCTTCTTCATCTTTATCTTCTTCATCATGGTATGGTCGAGATTCCATCATTTCTTTGTCATCATCTTCCATACTTTCCATCATATCCTCATGTTTAGCAAACGATATAACATAAGTATCGTCTGTTTCCTCTACATTGAGAATATGTCTATCTTCTTTATATTCCATAGATTTATCCTCTTTGTTTTTGGTTGATAAAGGATGCCCTTCAGGTAATAAGTCTGTGTCATGTTTTCCTGAACGAAAACGACCATTACGCAAAGCATACAAAAAGGAATTAATCCTTGCCGCCGCCCATTGCTCTGGACTACTTACTGAAGGTCTTACAGAAGCTGGATTAGTCTTATAAGCGCCAATCCCTCTTTCATAAACTTTTGATAATACTCCGACAGTAGTTCTTTTAGATTTAACATCGCCTACTTCTTCATTATGTTCTTCTACTTTGTTTTGTATCATTTTAAGAGCCTTACCTGATACTGCTCTGGTTTCTTCTTCTTTTTTCATTTGTTCTACTAATCTTCTTGACCAAGCAAAACCAGCATCACCACCCCATAACGCCCAAGCTATTCTGCCATTTGAAGGATAGCCTTCTTCTCCTGAATTAAAACCTTCAGCTTCTTTATCAACTTCATGTCTGCTAAAAAAACTGAACATTCTTTTGATAGTATCATCAGATAAATTTTCACCTGCCACTATCTGTCTTGCTCTTACCGCACCTACTCTAGTTCCGCCACGACCAAATTCTTCACGCCAATCCAAGCCTTTTTGTGCTTCGACTTTCATACCTTCATTTGGTTTAGCCATCTTCGCCACCCTCGCCACCCTGAATGTCAGCCTCAACAGGCATCTTCATTCCAAAAGGTTGAAATGCTGTTTTCACACCATACTGTTCCGCTAACTTCTGTTCTCTTTCGTGTTGCTCAAACAACTCCTCAACATCTCTTCCATAATTTGCTTGAACATCTTGAAATGTTACTAGACCTGACTGCATACCACTTATAGAAGCCATCATTTCTTTTTGTGGGTCTACCCACGAAAAACTTCTTGGTATAAAGTTTGCTGAATTAGCAAACTTATCGTATCTGCTCATTGGCAAAGGTTGGTTGGTACTTGGAGATGTTGAGATAGCACCACTTGATATTGACATCTCTAACCACCTTTCAAAAACAGGTCTAACGAAATGGTCAATGGTAAATCTTTGATACAGCCTATACATCTCTCTATCTTCTAATGCACCTGCTCTTAAAGAACTGTAATTTACAGAACTAAGGTCATTGGTTAAAGCGTGATAAGAAATATTTAAACCTGATGCAATACTTCTTAAAACTTGTGTGCTGAATGATTCAAAAGCAGATGTAGGATGGTCAGGGTCAAAAGATTTGAAATCCATTCCTGCTGGTAGCTGTTCAAATGTTCCAGCTTCAGCGTTCATTATAGGTACATATTCTGCATCTTCACCATCGCCTACATAACTATCGCCATCAGGACTTGTAAAAAATCCCATCTTACTTGCTGCTACTCTTGCAGAAACTATTTCTGCTTCAAGATAGCCACCAAGCATTTTTATATTTGCCATAGCAGATGCAGTAAATGGCACACCTCTATTTTGTTCAGGTCTGTTTGGTATGTAAGCGTGAATCATTTCATCAGCATTCAATCTGATGTGGCTTTGTCTTGCATAGTATTGGTTATCAAATGGATGATTTTTGAAGAGATAATAAGCAATAGGTTTATTACTTGCATTTAGTTCAACGCCCATTTTTATTTTATTACCACCCTTTTCAGGATTGTCGTTTTTAGTTTCATCTAAATGGTCAGCTTCTAAAAACTCTATCTGATAACCAAACTCTGAATCTCTTGACTTAACATGACGAACTAATACTTCGCCATCTCTTGCTAAAGATTCTATAAATAATTTTTGACAGTCTATAAAAGTTAATCTGCCATTAGTTGTGCAATTACCTAAACGACACCATTGATGCCATTTCTCCTCAATGATTCTATTTGCTACTAAATCCAAACTACCATCATCGTTTCTTGCTTTCATTGATAAACGAATACCATTGTTGCCAACAACATTAGATTGCATCAGATTCAAATATCTTTGCACATAGCTATCATTTCTTGCTAAGTCTCTTGACCTATCTCTTAACAATCTTAAATTAGTTTTTATCTCTTCATCAGCAGATGTTGATGTTTGTAGAAAATCAGAAAATAATCTGCTGGTACTTGCACCATTGTATTTTCTTAAATTAAGAGTTTTTCTTCTTTTCGGTTTTCTTGTAAATCTGTCGTACCAAGCCATTAGAATTTAACCTCTATAGTGTTACCTGACCTTTGTTTATTTTTAATTCTAGCCTTTTTAATTTCTTCTAAATATTCTACTTTGTATCTATCTCTAAAAGTTAATAATTCATCTACTGACATTCTTGATAAAGAACGACCAGCTATTGAAAAAGAAGATTGGTCTATTGATGCTCTATTCTCAAGAACAGCTTGAATATTATCCAAAACTTTTTTTGCGTGGCTTCTTAAATCAGCATTGGTATTAGCTAGATTTTTTACTACTGTTGTTCTGCCTGTATCTACTCTTATTCTTTGTGAATCAGATGTTCTAGTAATGAAAGCGTTCCAAACAAAATCACCATCTGCATAACTAGCTGTAGTTGAAGATGCTACTTCAACAAAATAAGTATCATCAGCTTCAGTAGCGGTAATAGCAAACTTATGTGAGCCACCACCACCTGAATCTTCGTGGAATTCATAAGTTAAAGCATAAGCAGATGTAGGATATTCGTCAGCTAAATCATCTCTTCGCCATAATAATCTATCGCCTACAACAATAGTATCTGGTTCTTGTGTTGGATAATTGGTTCTGTCAAATGCGTTGGACATACTTTAAATACAAAAATTTCTTCTAAAAAAATAGAATTAAAAAGCATTTTATCATTAAAAGGTAAATAAAATTAATTTAATTTATTTG